GGTAGCATTTAACCATACACTTGGCGGTAAAGGCTGCGCTGGCCACTGTGGCTGTTCCGTTACTGATGCCGGTGCTTTCTAAAAACAGCCTGTGGTTTTTGATTTTGAACATGCAAAACCCCCATCTAAATCAAGTTGATTGGTTCGCTACGATGCTTTGAATGCGACCCCACTCAGAGTGGTCCTAGCTGGTGACAGAGTTCCTTGAGCGGTAACGTCACCATTGATGCCTACATAAAAATAAGTAGTGCCTATGTCGGAGTAGACTGGGAATGCTACTGGTCCCCACTCATTGAGAAGTGAAAGCTGACTGGATCCACGAAACCAGGTGTGCCTGTGTTGTTGCAGAGTTGCAACGTAACACCGGTTGTTGACCGTGTTGTGTGTGTCACCAACACTGCCCCACTCGCGTTACCGCCATTGGTTGTTTGGGCATTGGCGCTAATCGTGTAATTTGCCGAGGAGAAAGGTGTAGTGAAAGTCACTTGATATTTGCCTGTAGCATTCTTCACGACACTCGCGACACCGTAGCTCCAATCCAGCGTCGGGACACCGGAGGCGATTGATACTGTGCCACCAGCTTTGGGCAATGCTGGTATGTCTGCCAAATTCCCAGGCGTTATAGCTAAGCTCTTGGAGGTGCCTGCTATAACCTGAGCGGACGTAGGAACGAGATGACTAAACTGCTCTTTTAGGGTCTGCGTAAACCCGTTTGAAGCAAGTAAACTCAGGTCCTTGGAGACCCGCTCCAGTCCGTCGTCGGCTTCAACCGAGAAACTAACATCTTTGATAGTGTACGTTGGCCCATAAGCCCCGTTGGCTGTATGATCAAAACCCACCCCTATGAACCCGTTGTCCGTAAATGGTGCGTGGACCCTGCTGACGTTATCAGTCGGTTGACCAGTGTAAGTCGACGTGTCTGGTGTGCTAAGCAACGGTAAGAAAATATCGAACTCGAAATCCTGATAGGATGTTGTTAGTGAGGCAACGGCGCTCGCAACCGGACTGCCCCAGCCAACTTGCGCGACGGTCGCCGAGGCACCTGCCTCATATATCTGGTGGATTCTGCCCATGCCTTCTCCGACATAGCGCCAGGTGCAAGTCCCGTCTGTTATGCTGGTGCCTGTACCGGTCGGGTTCGTCGAGGCATGTGAAACACCGTCTGCTGTACACTCGTACACCCTCGCAAGTCCCATCTCTCCGCCTGCGCTGTCTGAAGTAACGTAGTTCCCGACGTAATAATTCTTGCTATTTGAATGCGCTGCCGTCCCTGTAGAAGTGTAGACAATGGGTATGATCGAAGCGGATCCGCTCGCTTTGGCCCTGAATGTACATTTCACTGTTTTGCCGACGACGAATTCAGGACTAATGCGACCGTTCCATTCCAGGAACGTGCCTCTGAAGCTCGGCAGTGTCATGTTCTCCGCATGGATATCGCCGCCCGAAGACACCCCTACCAGCCATTGCAGCACTAGCATGCGGTCAGCGGTGCCCAGATCCTCGTCGTCGTGAGGGTTAGAAATCTTCATAGCGCTACCGGTACCTGGCCCAGCGTACCAACCGTCTGGTATGGCGGAAGCCACCGAGCCTGCGCCCGCACCGGGGGTCGTGTACTCCTCCGATGTCGGCCTGTTGTACCAGTACCGAAACTTCCCATTAGGCGTTAATTCAGCTCGCTTTGTTCCGCTCAGCACATCCGTGTCACGTTGGGCTTGCGTCAATTGGTTGAAGTCGATGGCCTGCGACAAAGCAATTATTTCATCTGGCGTGAGATTTTCAAGGTCAATGCCGTCTGCTTCAGCTGCTTGAGCGTTCCAGCCAGCAATCAATTTATCAAGGTTCTCTCTTACACGGCCATTTCTATCTGTAAACGTTCCGGCTGGTTCAACACCGTTAGGCTGAGTCTCCAGATCGTTAATAAACTTGCCAAACGACGCCACATCAACTGCTGCGTCTATCATTTGAACTTTTGTAGCTGGGTCTGACATTAGTTACCTCATGAAAAGCCCCCTGAAAAGGGGCTCTGTAGTTTCTGTTTGTTATAGTTTTACTTAGACAGGCTCTCCGTCGAGCCCGATAACGCCGTTTATTTTGTCACTATCGTTTGCAAAGAATGCGTCTGAGTAGTTCGAGGCCGTGACTTTGTACGTCATTGCCCCCGCTCTCTTTACTGACGTGACAGTGAAAAGATCGCGATTAGCGTTAGTGTCTTTGACAAGATTAAATTTCGTCTTGGTGTTCTTTGAGCCGCTAACAACAAGAGCCTGGCTTGGCTCTGCTGTGAGAGTCAAAGTGAAGTTAGACGGCGAACCAGTGACCGCGATACTTTCAACGGTCTTGTCTGGGTGAAGAAGGAAACATGAGTAACTAGCCCCACTCTCTAAAGAAACTGACCGTGAGAGGGTTAAAGTCGTCCCGCTAATCGACTCCACGTCTCCGTCTTGAGTGTCTGGCCTGGTTTGATCGGCGACTTGTATTCTTTCCCCTCGGACAAGAGATCCCGCCTCTTCAACTGCCGTAAAGCTCGTAAAGCTGTTCTGAAATCTAATTTCATTCCATGCCCTATTAGCGTTAAAATGCGCCTGGAACTTGCCAACGATGCCACGGCTTTCAACTCGTTTGGGGTTTGTTAAGACAGTGCCCGCAGGCAATGATATTGTCGCAGGCTGATATTTGTCATCGCGGTAAACATACTCTACACCGTCATGACCGTTTTTATTCCCGCCCTTAAAGTCGATGGTTTGGGAACCTGGCAAAATGTTTCTATGGTTAAGCAGCATTGAGCTTAGCGTTTTCTTGCCCTTGAATATGGCCTTGATCTGGTGGCCTCTTCGGTACTCTAGGCAATTAGCGGCACCAAGCACTGTCGCCAATATATCAGCAAAAACCACATTGGACTTGCTAAAAGTCCCGTTGAATTCAGTAGCTGAAGAGTGGCCAAATGCAGCGCGGGCGAGGGCCACGGCTCCATAGATAGAGTCGTGGTCGACCTCCTCAATCGTTCTTCGCCCAAAGTGAGGGTCTGTCGCCAAGAAAGAAACTAGCTCGTCGACTTGGCTAGTAACAGACTTAGCTGTTGTAAATGTTGAGCCTGAGACCCTAGTTGGGATCTTTCGGCTAACCTCACAATTGAATAATAAGCCACGCTGAGAAGTCGCGACTTCTGTTGCCGCCGTCTTTAGAAAGACTGTAGTTAAGTTTCCGAAAGTAGTTTTCCCGTGCGGAGAAAAATAATAAATGTCTCTCAACTGAACATCTTCAACCACAGTTCCAGAGAAATCATAATCTTTGTCCGTCGTTCTCCAGACCCTAATGCTGTAATAACCGCCCGTTGATGGCGTGATTTTTAATGTGCCGGCAATCCGTCCTGTTGTCGTGGCTGAGCCATCTAAGATCACGGTCGTGTTAACGGCTGGTCCTGTCGAAGTTCCAGCGCTATCAACTGGCGTCAATTCTACATTAAACGCGACGCTTCGCTTTTTCTGCCTGCTCGTAGAGCTGGATTTCGCGTAAAGTCCATTTCTGGCAATTAGATTGATCGCAAATTGCTCGATAGATGCGTTGTCACAGAAGAATGGGCCAATAGGTTTGTTAATATTTACCACTAGGGTGCCACTCCTCGCAGGTGATGCCGTTAGGTAGCTTAGCCATGACCACCCCTCTTGAACCGACTCGGGTGAAGTAAAAGTGATAACCTTGTCTGAAACTGTAGCAACCGTGTAGGTGCCATTGAAAGCGGGAGTTCTCGTGCTAGTTGGGCTTACCTCTATTGCTATGGTTTTGTTGTAATGAGTTGTCTCGCTTATCGTGTGAGGGTCTACGTTATCGTAGCTGATTATGTCCTCGCCCGCTGAGTCAAGAGTTATCGCCGTAACTACTTTAAGCCCATCGTTCGAATAAACAATGTCAGGCTGCCCCTGCCCGCCTGGGCTTGTAGTCGTTGGGAATCCTGTAGTCGTGAACTCAGCGCCAACCCATAAATTAGGTGCCGCAAGTGAACCTGATGAGAACCTTATTTGCCTAAAACTTGTTCCAATGTGGATGTTGCCAACCTCAGCGGCGTAATCAAGCGAGCCGTCAATGACGTTCCCTGTGAAGCCTGGAAGTGTCAACTGAACAATGTCACCAACTTTATAGACATCATCCAGTGACACGTCGCTTGATGCGCCCAACGTCAGAATATTAGGGCTTGAAGGCGTTAAGTCTGCTGCTTGGCTTTTGTAATACTGTGAATTAGGGGCCTCTAAAAGCTGCCCGTTAACACCGCTGACTTTTTCAGTGACCTTTAGTGTCTCTGTTATCGCTGAGCCGACCCTGTACTGTGGCGTGTCTCCTGGCTTTGTGTTTGGCCCGTAGAATTCAGCTGTGGCCCCTTCAATTTCAGAAACTCTTGTTTCGCCTTCTTTTACCCATGAGGAATTGATATCAAATTCACCGACGCCCACACCAAGCCAGTTTAGTTGGAATTGCTGGTTGTTCTCGAAGAAGTCAAAAGGCAAGTTAAGCAAGTCAGGCTTTGAAAGGTCTGTGCCTAAGATATAGGGGATTTGACCGCCAGGCCGAGCCTTGTTTTCTCTATTTCCGAGCTGTCCGTTAGGGCTTGGGGCTTGCTCGTTCCCCTTTGCTATTAAGGAGCCTGCACCACCAGACGGTGTTAAGGCATACGTCAAAGCAACGGAAGCAACAGCCAGAATGATCGAACCCGCGATTATTGCGCCTGCGCTTTGTGGGTACGCAACGACAATAATTGTATTGTCGTAATTCTCCAAAGCAAGAACTGAGGAATCGTCAAAGGGGGTTACGTCTGTATCCTGAGAAACCACACCATTGTAAATTCTGGTCGCTTTCGGCCATTTCACAAAGTGGCTACGCAAGAATTCGCCAACATGCGGAACCAAGAATTTTTCACACAGCTCCTTATCAAGAGCGTCAGAATAAATCTTAATCTCTTTCACTGATAGAAACTCACTTTGTTGTAGCCACGCTTGACCATGCTTAGTTCTTGCCAGCGCGCGCCTGGTTCGCTTAAATGGCCAACAAGCCCTTCGCACCAAACGCCTATGTGTGATGGCTGGTATGGCTCCCTCTTGGGGTCTTTTCTTGTTCGGCTGAAGACAGCTAAGCAAACCCCACTTGGCTCATTTAACTTGGTCCAATTGGAGCGGAATACTCCTTCAATTCCTCTTGTTTCGAAAGAGTCACCTAAGCGGGCCGCTAGGTCTTCGCCCGTAAGGCATTCCCATACATCCCTGACCCAATGGAGGCAATTATAGCTCTCCAGGTCGTAGGCCTTGTCCAAGAAATCATCGCAATTCATATGAAGGCCTTTAGCGTCGGAAACCTGTCTAAAGTGTAAAGCTCGCCTGTCCTGTTCTTGTTCATGCTTGGAGCGTTAGCCTCAAGCGTTGCACCTTGTGCGTTCCGAGAGACACCAGTTACATACCTAACGACCACTTCTAAAGGAGCGGCTAAATTTGCACTTGAGTACAGCCTTAAAACCGCTTTGGGCAAAACGTCGGTAGTCCCTGCCGCAATCATTGCATCAATCTCAACAGGGATAATCTCGCCAAGATCCCCGAGTAATATTTTTATTGGTTGGTCTAGCTCGCCTGTAACAAGGTCGCCTTTTAGCTCAAATGGATAATGCTCAAAAACCTGGCTCGTAGAATCTTCGAGAGTCAAAGTGCCACCGCTTGGCATGTTTCGGACTAAATGGTATTCTTTTGACCAAGATGTGTGGCTGAGACTAAGGCTTTCAACAGCCACCTCTTCCGCCGCACCATTCAAGAAAAACTGCGCTAAACTCATAGAGCGTTAATCACAGACTGGATCGCGTCACACATCTCAGAAGCCCCTTGTCCAGTGTCTGCGTAGTAATGCTGATTAAACCATTCCTCTGTGCCGTCTTCTGTGGTGACAGCGGACGGATCGATAGGAATGACCTGGAGTGTCGCCCCGCAACCCATGTATTGACCCGCGAAGAGCTTTCCTCTTGTGAAGCTCCTGTTTACAAACCGACATTCATGCTCTGATAGGCCCGCCTGATCTGTTATCAAGTCCATCGTGAAAGAGAGAGCGCCGTGTTTTGTTGTCGTACGATAAAAGTTGAGTAAGTAATTGTAAGCGACTGGATCTCTTGGCTTCCAAGCGACGTTGATCGTGTAGACTGGCTTTGTTGTCTTCTGCCTTGCCCGAGAAAAACCCCCTTCAAGGGGCACTTCGTGAAGCATGTCGACCGCTCCAATTGAGTAGGAGTCTCTTTCCGGTGAGAGGGTGAGTTTAGCCATTAGCTAGCCGTCTTTTCTATTGCGAACGTGCCCTGAAGCTCTTGATTGAAAGAGGAGTATGAATTGCCCGCCTCTTCGGCCATCATGTCAGGCCCTCGTTCCACCAGGACTTGCTCAGCAATAACTCGCATTTCACCCGGGCTGCTTGACGGGGCTTGCCTGTACGTCATTGGAGAGCCTCGGTGCTCGATAACAAGTTTCAGCCCACCTTGATTAAGAGGCACTACAGCCCCTCTATTCATGGCCTCCAATGTGGCTCTATTTCTCTTGGTGCCTTGTGCGTTCACAGCGTACTCTTGCCCGTGGATCACGCCGGCAACTTTATTTGTCGCCATGTCACCGGAATAGCCCCCTATCTGGAAACCTTTCCCACTAACTGCTGTTAGGTTGCCAACGATTGAGGCACCCTGTGCCGCGATGATGGCGGCGTTTGCTATCTTCTGAGCCGGTGTGAATGCTGTAGGGTCGGCCAAAACCTCAGCGGCGGCTTGCTGAATCTTGATCAAAGACTGCGCAATAGCAAATCCCTTTGACACAGCAAACATTGCTTTGTAGATCCCAGACTGCTCGTCAGCGAAGCCCTTGGCAATGTCAGAAAGACTAGAGAACGTTAACTCAGCGTTACTAAGAATACCGGCCTGGCGAGAGCGTTCTAGCTCATCCAGTCGCTTAGCTGCGTTATAATTGATCTGATAAATGAGCTCAGCGGCTTCTTCTTCTGCGATAACGCGAAGCGCCAGAGCTTCTTTGACCGTCTCCGTCTGGCTTGTCTTGTCGCCCCAGGCGTCCGCGACCTCACTGTCACCACCAAGAGCTATATCAAGGCTGGCAAGTGACACTTGCGCGTCTCTGCGCTTTTCTGCCTCTTGGGTGAGAATGTCCGTCTTTTTCTTTTCCGTCAGCTCGAAAGCCAGTAGCCGAGATGTGGCTTTGTCGGCCTCACTCAGCGCCAAACCGTCAATTCGCTCAAGCTGCCTTTGGTATTCAGCATCCGCCACCGCTGAACGATCCCCTGACGCCTTCAGATGGGCTAGCGTGAGTTGCTCTAAGAATCGTTGGGCGGCGTCGTGTTCCTGTCCCGCTTTTCTAGCCAACAGGTCGGATGCGGCGATCTTCTTCCTGTTTAAACGGTCAAGTTCATTGGCTTCTTTTTTCTGGGCTCTCGTTCGAGCTTCTGTAGCCTTCTCGTCGAACTTCTTGTTTATCGACGCCAAGATTACGCCATGCGCCTGAGTTGCCTCTGTGAGTTCCTCTTGTGAACTTTCGGCCTTCTTCATGATCTCGCTTGCCTGCTCAAAATCACGGTTTGCACGCTCAAGCGCCCTGCCTCTGTCGTCCAGGGTTGACAGGAACGCCGTTTGCACGAGCTCGCCCAGTGCGTCTTGAGCAGCGTTCCTTACCTTAACCATGGCGATCTCTCCGGCGTTCCCGAAGCTCGTCATTTCGCCCTCTAGCTTAAGTATGTTGCTAAGCATTTCCTGCGCTACGGGGTTAAGAGAGCCGAGCTCATGCTTTGCCCCCTCAAGGGCCTTGCGCATCTCCACAACAGCACTGGTCTTTTCCTCAAACGTATCGACCGTCTTTGCTTTAGCCATGCTGACATAAAGCTGGTCTACTGCTGTTTTCGTGAGACCGGTCTCTTCCCGCATGTCGGTGATTGTGTGGTTGATCTTCCCCAGTTCGGCGGCACCAAATTTAAAAGTAGTCATCCCGCCCATGCGCTCTAGAAGCTCTAGTGTTACTTCTGTTTCCTGGCCCATAAACCGCACCTGGGAGGTAACGGAGCCGAAGCTCTTTTCGATGACTGACAGGCTGCTATCAACCGCTCGATAAACTTCATCTTTTGCCAACCGTTCGCGAGCCGCTACCAAATCCGTTACAGCAGCTGATTCCACACCGTATTGTCTCACGACCGCCTCACTGCCCTGGACAGTCAGCGACAGTATTTTTTGAAGCCTGCTATTAGCCGATCCTAGATCAGTGACCACATCCGCTAGATCTTGGGTTTCATCGACCGCTTCGCCTGATGCGTCGGACATCGAAAAGAGCATCGAGACTAATGGGATACCTACAGCTGCTGCTGCACCAAGAGCGGCACCCAGGGGCCCAAACACCATAAGCAGCTGCGGCAGCTGCTGGCTAGCGACTCTTGCCGCATCGGTCCCCATCTCCAGTTGAACGGCCATATCGGCAAACTGGTTAGATGTGTTTTGTATGATGAACCTATTGTTGCGCCCGCCAGCAGCGGCAAACATGCGGCCGAACTGCTTGCTCGCTAGCCCCGCTTGCTCGCCAGTAGCAAGAAAACGCCCTCCAAGAATCTCCAGCTGGCTATTATATGTAGATTGGCTAATGACGCCGAATTTCAGAGCTTTATTCAAATCATTTAGCTCTCTTTCATACCTCATGGACGAGGCGAAAATTGGATCCCATTTGGCTTGAAGATCATGCAAGGCTTTGCCCATCGACACAGAGCTGCTGACAACATCTTTAGAATAATTTCTTGTAACGCCGGTAGCCTTGTTAACTCTTGTCGCAAGCGCCCCGAAACTAGCGCTAGCTCCATCAACGCCCTTCTTTGCCATTTTCTCGAAGTCTATGGCAGCCGCCCCCATAGACTCAAACTCACGTCGCACGACAGCTCCGCCTTGTCGAGCCTGGGAGGGGTCAACAGCTACGCCAATTGTCTTTATTGTCATGTTTTCAGAGTGTCCAGGTAGGTTGATTCCATAGCGCGTATAACTGCCTTGAATGCCCGTTGCTCTCGTTGGCATTCAATTTTATGAAATTGCATCATTGTTACTAATGAAGTGAATTTAAGTGGTGGCGCGGCCTGTAGTTCGGGGAAAAGATCCCAGAAGCATTCCCAATAGAAATACAAGGAAGGCCAGAGTCGTGGTACTGGCTCCCTCAAAAGAGGAGGATCAAAAGAAGGGTCTGCTTCTTTTTCTGCCCGTAACCACTCGTACTTAGAGCGGTTCGTTAGCTCCCATCCAAGGGAGTCAGTAAGTTTCCCAGGGCCTCCTCGCTGATTTGGTAGTTCTTTCTGGTTGAGGCGTCTCTTAGGAACATATCAAAGATATGAGATGTCTTTTTCCCAGCCATCAAGGCAATGAAGTTTTCTCGGTTGCTTTCAATCGATCCTGCTTTGGTCTTGATTGTTGTGTTCCAATCGATGACGCAATGGTCAAACACAAGCCCTGCCATTCTTTCTTGGTTCTCGTAGTTCCAAGAGGCCTCTCGCTTGAGAGCGTCACTTTCAGACAGCTCATCAAGAACCGGCCTTACCGTAGTGGCGGCTAACTCTGCGAACTTCCTAGTGTAAACGGGGTTATCATCGCCAAGGAGGAGCGACCGAATATTAAGATCACCATCTTTGCCGAACTTGTATTCGAACAATGCCCCCTCTTCAAAAGCACGATCTTCGTTGAAGTCACGGTTCTCAAACCCGAGAATTTCCATTATTTCTTAGCTTCTTTCTTCGCTTTAGCTTCGATGACGATTAACCCGCGCTTCTGCCATTCGTCTGCACGAGCAGCGGGTATTTGATCGGGGGAAGTGACAAGCACCTCCTCCCCGTCAATCTCAGCGCGAAATGGATTAGGAACAGTGATCATGCTACGGCCCTCGTCACCTGGATCACCCCAGCAATCCCGCTATCTATATAAGTGTCGATAGTGGCGTTCAGAATAATGTCGGTGTTGTTGCCGCCAGTGTTTGGGGCTGGGGCGTTGATTTTCGCCTTTGGCAGATTGAACGTGTATTTCTCGTTGGCGTCATTGCCCAAAGTCCACTGCAAACTGACATCAGTGTGGCTCATGACTGCTGTATAGGCCGCCATGTCGGTAAAATAGAGTTCCGCAGAGAGCGAAACGAGGGTCTGACCTCGCATCACCTCTTCCGACGTGCATTTTTCAAGCGATGGGCGTGGCGCTATATTGTTGTTAACGCTCAGCTCAAGCTGCCTGACCTTTACATTAGAGCCGAGGCCGGTTGTTGTGAGGCCAGCAAACCCGGCGCAAGCAACTATAGGCGGATTGCTGGTTGCTGCGGCATAAGTAGCGCCTGTTATTATGGCGTTAGATTCTGAATGATCCATGCCTACAAGATCAGCTGAGAAAGTGACCTTGCCTTGTGACGGCATTGTCAAAGTGAAACTGTTCGCGTGCAGACCGGTATAGCGGAAATAGTTATTCGTCGATCCTGTCTTCACAGTACGCTCAAAAGAAAGAGAGTTTCGATCTCTGCCGTTCACCAGCACATCAGAGGAAAAAGACTTACCGAAAACGTTCTCAAGAAGGCTATCAAATGCCCCATACCTAAACTCTCCGGCGATATTTCCAGCCACGTTGTAGCCAAGTTTGAGGATGTTGGCCATGTTGCCATCTGATCTTACTGTTTCTGACATTTCTTGCAGCTTTGCCGCGTCCAGTGTGTCAGTAGTTAGAGCCATTGTGCTAAATGCTGGCGTGGATGGCGTGGTGCCTTCTGTTGTCTCAGCGATAAAACCTATTCGGTTGCTGCTACTCTCTGCAAAGTTAGTCATTGGTCATTCCTTAAAGGTCTTGCTCGTCTCGTGTGAATGGACAAGCAACTGTGATTGTTCTCATTGAGTTTGTGGTGATGTCACCACTTCTATAAGGCACGTCAAAATCCAGGTTAGAAAATAGCGCCTTCTTGAATACGTCAGCGACCGCTTTGCACCTTTTTTGATGTTCAATGCCGCCTGTCCCACTCGGCCCGTTAATATCGATCATGACTACGCCGACATATCGAGCGGTATTTGTTCCTGGTGTTCCAGAGCTGATTTGCTCGCCCCTGCCGCCAATGATCGACACTCTTGTTGAGTAAACATCAGCAGGAGGCGTGAATCCTTTGTCCTGATAACCGATGACCTCCGACGAATAGCTGTAATTGTCTTCAAACCGCTTCAGTATGTCGATTTGTTCACTCTCTTCGCTCAATTAAACGCTCCCAACCTTCCCAGTGACAGGGCCGACATCTCCGCGTAGGTTATCGCTACCATGCCATTAGGTGCCTGGGCAGAGTGTCCGTTTTCCAGCCTGTTCGCGTAAGCCACACTGTTTGTTATGAACGTCACCCCATAAGCAGTAAGTCCAGAAATCACCCCGTGTCCCTCACTTAGCGTACGCCCTGGTGAAACGTCGCCTGTCGTTGAGCGATCAATAGCCCCGACGCTAACATTCCAGTTCTCAGAAGCGTAAAGTGTGTCTTTAGGTGTGCGCTCATGCAGCGAATTAACCGCGTACGTGACCAGCCTCTTGTTGATAAGTTCCAAACCCTCTTCGATCTGATCCGCCTCCAAGAGAAGCCCACTGGCAAACTGCGTAGCATTCATTGAACAACAAGCGCCCAAACGCTACCCGAACCAACGATATCGCCAACTTGCGAAACGTTCCTGTCCACTCCGCCAAACGTGATCTTGTTATTTTCAGCGGGGGCAGAGGAGAAGCCTTTAGCTATAAGATAAACGTCACTTGGGCCAGCCACCAGGGCAGGGAATATGTCCTGCATGGTGCGCCTTGTGGTCACTGTCACGCTGCCTGTGTATGTTTCTGTTGTGTCTGTAAAAGCGCCCGTCACCTGGTCTCTGACCGACCCTGTGACCTTAGTCACTGTCGCGGCCTTCACAGTTCCGGGTAAAACTGCACCGGCGATATTAAAGGCCATGTTGGTGTAGCCGGTTATGTTCATCAGACGACCACCGGACCACTAAAATTGCGGCTCATCAGGGCCAGAAACCGCGCGCCGTATTGTGTTCTGTTGTATTCGGCGGCTTCACCAGAAGCCCCGGAAACAGCTCTGTCAGAAAACGACAGCTTCACAGCCCCGCCTATGTCTACCGAAGTTACCGCCCCGATCTGAGCACTAACGCCTGTGCTGTCAGCGTTCGATCTGTCCGGCTCACCTTCCATGGTTAAAGTGTGCGCGCAGAGCAACGTTTGAGCCTTGGCCCTATCTCTTTCAAGCCACGTTTCACCAACTACAGCAATACTTTCGCCCAAAATCAGGCCAAGCGTAGAGTCAGCTACGTTAGCGAACTCTGGATATCGAGCTTTGAATGTCGCTGTAGTCGGTGCCGTGTAGCTCATTGGTCAGCCTTATCTTCGATAGCCATTTCAATAGTAAAAATGGCCTCGTCTTTTGTCCCCTTGAAATCTTCATCAAGGGCCTTAGCCAAGGCCTTTAGCTCTGCCGCAGGTTTCTTAGCCCAATCGTCTGGCAGATCGTCAATATCAAGCGGCTCTACGTCAGGCCCGCCAATCACAAGGTCTTTGCTTTCAATGAGAGTCTTTAAGAACGCCTCATTTGTGAATAATTCCAAGTCATAGTCGCCGATTGTTTCGCCTGGGTTAACGATAGGCCCGCTCGGAAGTTCGAACGGGCTCATCATGTTGGAGGTTACAGAAACCACGATTAGACGCCATCCATATAGCGGACTTCTTTAGGACGGCGGATATCAAGGCCGCCAAGAGCAAACACACCCGGCACCATGATTTTCAATGGGCCATTTTGCATAGCAGGCAAGAACCTGTGAACCATTGGGATGTGCATTTTCAGCACTTCTGGGTCTCGTCGGTAAGCAACTACACGTTTCGTGCTTGATGCGCCGGCTGTTTCCAAACCATTAACAGTGCGGATCATTAGCTCTTTGCCTGTGCGCATTGTGTAAAGATTGTACTTCTTGATGTACTCATAGATTGGAATACCAGAGCCAGCCATAGGCGTAGCTAGGTACTGACCTACTGATTCAGGAAGCAACAAAGTGTCAGCCAAGGCAACTGAAGTCGTTGCTGAGCGGACGCCTTCTAGAGCGCCGTTGATATCCTTAAAGATATTCTCAGCTGTCGCTGACGCCCAAGTGCCGGTAGCAGCGGAAGCCGCCGTTACCGCTGTACTGTTGATAAGGCCAACAAAGCCCTTGCTTGTGTCGCCCTTGAAAGCCACACCGTCAACTTTTTCTTCATAAGCACGACGGGCAGCCATAGCCAACTCAACAGGAAGAGAACGCCCGAGCATTTGCGCTTGACCGATTTCCTGAAAGCCGTACTCATAGCCAACACCGGCCATATGAATAGCCGTTTCATGCTTAGTTCGCTCTGAGCCAACCAATGGCATATCTTCGGCGTTTCCATTGATGAATTCAGCAGCGCCAAACTTATCAGCAGAGTAATAAGTGACCGTTTGTGCATACTCTGGCGCGGACGTATCAACCGGCACCAAATCTTGGTACTGGATATCCGCGTATTCAACCTCATTTACTTGCGTTTCAATGTGGGACGTTTGCGACGTTACAAAACCTAGTGCGGCCTGAGCGTCAATAAAAGGCGTAGTCATGTTCGTTTCTCCTTAGCCCAAGCGGACTTTAGCAAGACCAGCAGCAGTTGTGCTTGTATCCCATCGCGCATTGGCGATCTGGACAGAAGCGCCTGAACCGGCGTCTGTGTCATTGAAAGTAGCGCCGTTAACCGTCACCCAAACGTCATCGCCAGCAGCGACTGCTTTAGTCGCGTTCACCCAAATGACGCCTTTAGTCATGACGGCAACTGATTCGTACTGAGCGAATTTATTAGGAGTACTTGGGTTTACAGAAACCTGACGAACCGCAATGCCAAGAATGGCAGTGTCACTCGTTGCGCTGATCCGGCAGTCGCCGTCGTTCGTGCCTTGAACAACAGCAAGACCAAAGTCGACGCCCGCGGCATCCTGGGCTGTTCGCGAAATAGTCGTGGCTGGCTCTGTGTTGGCAATCATGCCAGCTTTTGCCGCGCTGATGTTCTCAGCGTAAGTGGTTTGAATAGCCATTAGTTAGAACCTTTCCATGAGTCAGAAATGCGCTTTTCGTAAGCTGACTGACCGTTGTCATTGATCACCGTTTTTGGTGCTTTTCGGAAAGCGTCTCGAACAGGGTCAATCTTATTGTCCTTGTCATCGAGGGCGATATCAAAACGTGCTGCAATGTAGTCTTTTGACTTTCCGTCAATTGACTCAGCCCCATTGAGCTTAGTGACAACCGCTTTCATGATGTCGTCATTGCTCATGCCTGTGAAATCTTCATCAGAGACAAGTTGCGAGGCCTTGCTGATAAAGTCAGCGCGCTCCTTAACAAGAGCGTCTAGGGCCTCAGCGTCGAGAGCCTCGCCCTTAAGCTTGACGATCTCAGCGTCACGGGCGGCAAGCTCTTTGTCTTTAGCTGCCAAAGCTTGAGCGCCTTCTTGCTCAGCCGTTTGGATCAAAGCATCAGCATCCTTGAGCTGGCTTTGTAGTTTTGTGATAGCTTCCGCGCCCTGGTCGGTCGTCTTGACCGATAGCCCATCGACTACCACCGTCTTCAATACTTCTGACATTCTCTTGTCATCCTTATTGTTGGTGATCGGGGCCGCGCCCCAGTTACCCGCACTGTCTCCAATGCGGCATTCACGCCCAGCCCTGCCACGGTCGACAATTGCTAGGTGATTTCCTCTAATGTTCTCTTGGATGGCTTGGTATGGCTCGCCTTCAGGCGTAACACCGTCCTCAAATCGGTAATCTGCGAAATAGCCAACTGAGACTTCACGCTTGCCATCCTCGACAGACTTGATCGTGTCAGCGTCCATAATGGTAATCGGAACACGCAAATATTCGCCGTCCCTCAATACTTCTTCGCCTATGCTGCCAACTGCATATTGTTTCCAGTTCTCAGCAGTGACCATTACTGAAGGGTGGTTATCAGTGACCGGCTTGCCTACAAAAGTCCTAAGACTGTCCTTGTTGAAAACCGCGCTATCCGGTCGATAGACAGCGATTACGTCGGCACCATCAAGGCCAAGTTCATAAGCGTTGTAATGCTGAATCCCAGTTCGGGCACACCGGATACTACCAACAAGATATCCATCAGTTGTCAGGCGAACGCCTTCAATCGCTAAGTCTTCAACGAAGCGTTGGTTAGTTCCCATTTGTGACAGTTCCTTAATACTTTATGACGCCGACCGGCTTGCAGCGACAATTGACAGGAGTGCCAGGAGCACCGCCGCCTTCAGCTGCTGTTGGTTCGCCAAGTTTGTAAACACGCCCTTCAAGCGCTGCGTGGCGGGCTCTTACCCGCTCATCAAGAGACGTTGACCAAGCATAGAGTTTTACGCCCATTTGCTTTAGGCGCTCCAATGTCAGCTCACTTAAGAATGTGCTAAGCTGGTCTCTCGCTACTAATTCCGCCCGTCTCCGCGCCTTCTTTAGGCTCTTCAACAGATTGACTTTTAGTTTAGATAGCGGGTCTCTTCGGGCCTTGGCCGTCATTGTTATTCGCTCTACATCCGCCATAGTGTCGGCGGCGAATATCCCTGTCATGCTCTCATTTCGAGCAAAAACGGAAGCCATAAAATCGGAGATGTCGCTTGATATAACAGTTGAGCTTACATCAAGCTTCAGTGAACGCTTGATATCGCTAATTGTTCGCTTTGTGTGGTTCTCTGATTCAGCACTGAAAACCTTCTTGACCGTATCGACAGCCCCACTAACCGCAAAACCTACAGCGGCTTTCATGCCTTGGAACCAGCTAAGTTCATCCCTGGTCAACGCATCAAAGCGATAGGCAGGCAGAACTTCATTCTTTAGCGCCGCCGCGATAATCTTAACGATCCTCTTTAGGGCTGCTGTGTAATCAAGAACAGACCCAAGACGCTCCTCAATTGGCCGGAACTTAATAGTTTTGCCCTTTGGCTGTGGTGACAGCGCCTTAAGGTCAATCCTATTCATCGCCTTCGCCTAAGTCGTCTTTGTCGTTTTCTGATTCAGCGACTAAGCTATCAAGCCCTGGGAACATGCCTATTTCTGTTAGCTGATTGGTCGCCGCTTGTCTTAGCTCTTCGGCCCTGTGTGTTCCTGCCCTAGATAGGATATCGACGGTCTCGGCAACCGTCTTGCCAATTTTAGATATTTGCTCTTGCGACATCTGCTTAAGAGGCGGCCATGAATACCAAATGTTATCAGGTCGCGTCCCAAAAGTGGATCTAATCAAGACTTCATCCAGAACGGCCATAGCTGGTTCGATCTCTAGAGTTTGCATTGACGTTATTTTATCGTGGTAGTTCTCAAGGTCACCATCACCTGTTGAATTCAAACCGCCTGGGGATTGGCCAAGCAACCGAGTTACAGGAATGTCTGCCGCGCCCGCAACGACACCAAGGAATTCGCGCATCAATTCAGGCAACTGAGAGAAACTAACCGCCTTGCGGTCGTATGTTTCGTTTGCGTCCCTGAGTAGCGCGTTCACTGTGCTCTTGCCTCTAGCCGCTAAAGCCATCCGCTCGATGACCTTCTTTTCGTACTCAGGTTCACCCAACCTAGCCATGAAGTCTGGAATGCCGAAAACGTCAACATTCGCCTCTACTACTAGGCTAGCTGCACTTGCAATGGTTGTATCCGCGTTTCTAATGGCTTCATAAGCAGACTGGAGAACAGGATAACCCCAGCCTCTAGTTTCGCCCTGGGCCATATGCGGGTCAAGGTGCGGCTTACCTATTAGGACAACAAGGCGCGACGGGTGGATATCAACCAAATCTGTACCGGCTACCTGATAACCCTTCGGTCTATTGTAGTTCTTAGCAATAGGGTCTGTTTCAAGATCGTTCGCAACAACCTCACGTCTTGAGAATGCCCTTACAAAGCTGAGCTGGTCTTTTTTTACTTTTTCGGGCTCTAGTGGCTCTGAGGGCTCGGCGTCTTTCATGCCGATATAAAGCACAGCACCACCCCAAAGCCTCGAAAGCTTTACCCCATGTAAGAGCTCGCTTTTAAGCCCTAAACTTTTCTCCAACCTTTCAAGCTGTGTAATCTGATCCTGTTCGGCCTGCCAATTGCGCCACTTCTTCAGGGCGTCATGAGCGGGGATATCTACCATTTTAGCGGCCAAGAATGAGGTCTCGTAGAGCGCTAAAAGCTGATCGTCAGATAGTGAATTACGATAGTAGGAAGCACCTGCTACCTTGTCTTTATTGGGGTCGCCAAGGCCCGCGACCATCTGCCTAAGACCGTCAGTCTGTAGCGTTACTACTTGGCCCATTAGAGATTATCCAAACTATAAACTGGTTGACCGCACATTTCGGAAACTGCGTCCATCATGGGGTCCATTTGATCGTCATGTTTTCCATCAGGGAACGAAGTAAATTCGCTCTCCCAACTCTTTCGCCATTTGGCGTTTCTAGGCAGATAGACGAGCCCACTCGCAAAACTAGGAACTACGTCTAATGCTCTTGTGTACTTGTCACGCTCTCGTTGAATCGCTTCAACTGGTATTTTTCTTTTAAGGCCTTGTATGAGCCCCGTGCCGGAAGACTTATCTTCTACAGCGAGTTTTCTAAGAACGCCGAAAGCGTCAATGTCTCGTTTTTTGGCTTTGTTCCAGAACTCACCGGCGACCTTCTCAAGTTCGGGCGCTTCATACTTGCCGCGCGCCTGATCCAACAAATAAGCGTTACCGCTTTCCGTTACGCCCCATTCCTGGAATACGCTAAAGTCATTGCGCTCAGCTGTCTTTTGTGCGGTATCTGCGTAGATTGCCCGCCAAGCCAACTTAGGCACTTCGTCATAATCATTTACAGTTTCCAGCTTAAACAAGTTGCCACCGCTAACGATTGGCTCCTGCATATACTGACCATGGAAAACTTCGTCAGCGCCCTCTAGCGTCTTAATCTGTTCTTCGTTGTGCTTACGTGGCCACAATGGGCCGTCCGGCAAGCCGTGCTCTATTTGAATCGCGTTTTCGTGCGGCTCTTCTTCGCCCTCGATCCTGATAGGCAGCTTCAAAAGGTGCCACTTCTCACCAGAGTTATCGAGCAAATGCCCAACAAAGTCCTCAATATGCAATCTCTGCATAATAACAATGACCGGCGTGTCCTCTTCTGCCAGTCTTGAGCGAAAGGTGTTTTCCCACCTGTCATTGATCGCTGTTCTTTTGGTATCTGATCTTGCGTCATCTGGCTTTAGCGGGTCGTCTACAATGAGCGCCCCGTTAAAGCTCCACTCTTGGCCTTCAGGCGTTAGCCTACCAGCCCTAAAGCCCGTAATCGAAGACCCAGCGGCAGAAGCTCTAAAGCCTCCGCCCTCAGCTGTTCTCCAAAGCCCTTTGGCTGTGGCGTCGGCCTTTAGGTCTACTTCCCAAAAGTCTCTATATTCCTCTAACTGCGTTAGTTCCTTAACCTTGCTGGAATTGTCCAGGGCCAAGGAATCCGAATAACTAGCGTGAATAAACCGCGCGCCTTTATTCTTGGCAAATCCTCGGGCGACAAAGTTAATCACCGCCAGCTCTGTCTTAGAATACCCTGGCGGCACGTTTATTATTAGGCGCTTTATATCGCCAGTGAACACCTTATCCAGTGTTTTACACATAACCTCATGATGCGCGCCTAATATGAACTCCTGGCCTTCCTTTGCCTCAAAGAAGTAAGTTGTGAACTCTTTATGACTGCGAAGGAGCCTTTGCCGCTTAATCGCCTTTCGTGCTAGAGATAAGTTCATTGGCTGCTTCTGTTAAGCGCTCATATTCATCTAATTCTTCCGCCGTCATACTGGACAGATCGGGCTCGCTCCCTTTTGGAGACATCGAGCCGTCTTTAGAGCTGTGGTCTTTCCTGTCGACAATCAGCCCATGCATCTTAGCTTTAACAGTAGAGGCCGAAACCATGGCACTAGGCTGCTTCTCCGTCTTGGCCAGTAATCTAGCTTCATCAAGCTCAGCAGTGATGCTATCGACCGTCACATCGTTTCTAAGTTGAGCGGCTTTTTGTAGCTCAAAAACCCTTAGTGAAACCTTAGTTTTCGAAAGCTCCTTAGAGGCGTTTACCCAGACAGCTTCGTTCTTAGTGTTTTCCCCAACATCATATGACTGCCTGTAAGCTTCTGAGGCGTTTCCTAGCTCTACATATTTCTGAGCGAACATCTCTTGCTTAGGGGTTAATTCTGTTGTCATATTGTCCTTAAACGCAAAAGCCCCCGCTCAATTAAGGACGAGGGCAGTAATAAGTGTCTGTGTTTACCTGCACTCTCACAGAGAAGAGCTAGCCAGGGCTGTTTGATTACCTGGCAGGATTTTTTCCAAACGCTATCTAGATCACGTTCGGAGTAAGACACT